CGTTGCATTATTTGCCTTATTATCGAGTGAAAAGTTTACTAAATGTAAAGCAATATAACCTGCTTCGTCGTCATCTAACCGTATCCCCGTTTTTTCTTCTATATAATCAAGTGCCCATAAACCAACTTTATATTCTTTTTTATATAATACTTTTGTTTCACTCAAAACAACATTAGGAAGATAAATCTCTTCCTTTTTTCTTTTTACTGCAAATGAAATATGATCACTTATCGCTAAAAATATTTCACCACTAAAATCTGTATCTAATTCCTTATTAGCTTGATTAACAATTTTATTAGTTATTTCAAAATATATAGCAGGTACTGTTTCAATCGATTGCTCAAATCGTTTCTGCTGATCATCTTTAAAAAAATATGTCTTTTCAATCCTGCTTTCGTCAACTTCATCACCAATTCTCTTTTGAAAACCGATCCCCGAACCAGTTAAAATTATATCACCTAACTCATCTGATATTGCTGCAACACTATTATTATTAAAAACCTTGAGTATCTTCAATGTTATTGCTTCCATCCATTTACATTAATATGTCATTCATGGCATCGACAATAAATTGTACTTCGGTGCCTATGATAATTTGTAAATTATTTTTTCCAATTTTTATATCTGATTCAATACCTATCGCAAGTGAAGTGTGTGTTTTACATCTATCAACTGTTGTATTCTTGAATAAAAAATGTTTACCACGTGTTGTTGCATATACTCTACACTTTAATTGCTTCTGTTTGATGATCTCAAATAGTATTTCACTTGTTTCATAATCATCAACATCAATCAATATAGTATCTTCTGCCAGTATGCCAGCAAACTCATTTAGATTTTTTATTTGCTCATATGTTTTGAAATCAGTTCTATTTTTGAATTTTTCAATACATTTTTTATTCTTCGTTTCAACATATCCTTTAAAAAACATAAAATTCACCCACTTTGCATCATTTCAAGATATTTTTGGAACTTTTTTGTATTTCTTTTGCATATTTTTGCTGTTTTCATGCATTTTTCTTTATCTTTTTTTAACTTTTTTACTTCTTTTTTATAATACACAACATCATTATCACTTAAATAAACACCATTAGGATGTTTATGCGTTTTGGTTCTTTCTTCTGCATAATGAAGTAAATTTATACATCCATAATATTCTTTTGAAATATCCTTATGTAACGCTTCTATTTCCTTCAATTGATTTTGAAAATAAACTTTCAAAGTATTCAATATTTCATTTTCATGTTCCCAATCTAATTTGACAATTTTAAGAAGTTTTTTAAATTGCTCTTGACTGCAAGGAAATAATCCATCCAAATGAATAATCATCTTTCCAGTTTGCCATACGATTTCAATATCATTCATCATATCACCCCAAAATCAGTAAGTCTTTTATTTGCTAGATTTATGTACCATTGCTTATCTAATTTATTAGGAACTTTCACGTCATTCACATCATCATTGTATAGAAAACAATGTTCAGGTGAATTTGGTATTTTCGCTGGTTTTCCAGTTTTTACATTCACTTTTTTAACACCTTCATCTGATTTTATATTTGATGCAAATACCCTTATACATTTTTCTTTTATAATCTTATCACCATGAAGAATATGCGTATATTTGGAACTAATTTTGGAAACTAATTGAAATTTCTTTAATTCATCACATTTATTTATAGTGATTTCAACAGGTATATTCTTTACCATGTATGCAATCAATGCTTCATTCACAATAGGGAAATCGCCATTATCTAAATCATTAAGACTTTTTACATAACCGCCTTTTGATTTATAATTGCCATCTTCATCAACTATGATATAGTTGTTCACATCCTTCTGAAATACTTTGCGGTATTCATCAAATTCAAGTTTTAAACCTGTTCTTTGTTCCCATTCATAAGCAATATCATCAATCAGATCATAATCATCATAATTACGCAATTTAACAAGAACACCATCCGTATTTGATTGAATGATTTCACAAAATGGTTCAAGATGTTCAATCAAATCAACAAGTAATAATTGACCATATACACAAACACGATTCGCTTGTAATGGATCATATAAATTGTTTGTTTTATCTTTCATAACACCGTAAGTGCTGTTCAATACGAGTTTTAAAGGCTTTTGTAATGGATTTTTTTCTGCTTTGTATTTAAGCCTTGTATGATATATTTCTTCATATTTTTTTGGATCTTTCATATTCCTACTATGAAGATTATATTGGATCATCAATGATGGATATAGGGAAGCAACATCCATGTTCAAATAATATCCTTCACCATGATATTGTAATAAAGCACCATGTGCGCCACCCCAGCCAAATTGATGAGGTACACCAGCTACCATTGTTTTAAGTTGTACTTTTTCTAATGTTTTTTTACCTGGTATATGTCGTGTATAGCATCTATTATTGGTGTCTTTATACCAATCAAGTATTTCTGTATATTTTTTGATTTTTAATGTTGAAGGAAAATCAATCTCAAATTCATCATTATGTTCTTTCCATGTGGCTTCAAGTATATGTGCAGAAAGTTGTGCTTTGGTTTTTGAAATCAAAGAAAGATCAAGTGGCTTTCCTTCACATGCTAATTTTACAAGTCCAAGATGTGCTTCAAAATCTTCTTTTCTATGAAGGAATACTTCAATAGTTTCATGTACATCATGTCTACAATACTTTACAGTTTCTTCTATTTCTTCATCAGTAAGTTTTCTATCAATATCAAAAGGAACGCTTGATTCTTTGATACTATGCCCCATTGAACCTTCAAAGAACTTTAAACCACGATCTATGTTAGCCATAACATCATAATTGTTTAATGAAATCCTTCTGAATAAACTGCTAAACTTCCATCCTGGATTGCCTTTTAATATTATCCAGTCATTTATACGTTTAGGATCAAAACCACAAAGGATGCCTTTAAAGATGTACTGATCATAATGCCTATTATTAAATCCAACCCAAATATCGTTGATGTTTTCATTATAGATTTTTTCAAGTTCTTTAGGATCGTTAATAATAACGTGTTCTTTATGATTTTTCATATCATCAATAACAACGAGCCAATCATGACTGAACACCTCAAAATCATAAAATAACATTATTCCACATCCTTTCATTAAGTAATAAGGGAAGGGGAATAAACCTTCCCTTATTTGAAAATTAACTTTCAATTTTTATTTTTCTACTTCAAATACTTCTGTGATTTCGTATGTACTGAAACCTTTCTTTCCTTCGCCATATTTCAATGCAAATTCAAGATTTCCATTGATTTGTTCAAAGGCATCCATCAGCATATTTCCATACTGATTATAAGAAACGAAATCAGTATCAACATCAACATCCATTGAACGAATCAAATCATTTACGATATGAATTTGGAAACCTTGGTTCACCACTTGATTAAAGAAAATCAAACTTCCTTTATATTCGCCTTCAAGAATTTTGAACCAAATAGATACCATAGGATCATGTTTTTTTGATTCACCTAATTCCATTTTTTCAATAGAAACTTCATACTCACCATGTGGAACTTCTCTGTAATTTGTACTACCATTTTTTTCTGATTCTTTAACATCTTCTGCTAAACCAGCAACATCAATACTTTCATCAAATTTACCCCATAAATTGTTTTCACTCATTTTATTCACCATTTACCTTTCTAAAATAAATCCTTCATTTTTGATACAAAATCTTTCATCATGCTTTCAGAAATTGTTTTTGCAAGTAATTCTTGCGGTGTGAATTTGAAATTTTCATCCTTTTTCAAATCAATTGATTTCATAATATGATCAAGCATGATTTCATTAGCTGCATTTTCATATGCTTTTTTTAGTTCAGCATCACGCAGCAATGCTTTTGCAATCGTATTTGCAACACACATACGATCCATAGCATTTTGAATTTCACCAGTTGCTACATCAGGTGTTATTTGCTTAGCAACTTGAATCTGTCTTATGATTCCTTTTTTGTTCAGAAGTTCAATGAACTGTTCAATACAACTTTTATTCATTTTTTGTACCTCTTGTTTTTCTTGTTCTTCTTGTTTTTTGTGGTGTTTCAGTTTTTTCATCTTCAACTGGTGGTTTTTCATCTTTTAAAGATTCAGGAAGATCATCAGTTACAATTAGTTTTTCTTCTGAAACTGGCGCATCATTAACACCTTCATTTTCATTGTTTTCCTCTTGTTTAGAAGGTGTTTCTTCTTCACTTGTAGGTTTAGTTGCCTTTCTTCCTTTTCGCCCTGATGTGGTTGCTTTTGGCTTTTCTGTTTCTTTAGGTAATTCACCATTCATTTTTGCAACAGCATTCTTGTTTGCTTCATCATAAACTTCTAAGAAAGCATCATAATCAAGTGGAATTTCTCTTGTTGATACAGTTAAACGACCACCGCCAAATACAACTTCATCTGATTTGAAACTTAGAATGTGATTATCACCATCTACCACAATACGTGCAACAATATCAACCATACCAGCTACTTTATTAGCTGCTTTTTCTTGAAGGTTTGGCTTAATAGCGGTGATTTTATCACCACCACGTTTTGTAATATCTTTTGATGTATCTTCATGACTAATTAAAATAATGTTTTCATAGTCCATGTTCATCAATCTTTTCAATGTAGAAAGAAATTCAGTTCTTACTTTATCCCAAGCCTTAAATGAATCATCAGATTCATGTGTAATGCCCATCTGCTTATACATATACAAACGACAATGTTCATAACAATCTTCTAGCAAATCAACGATAATAGTTTTAAAAGTATTATCTTTCTTTTCTAATTCTTCAATTGTTTCTTTGAAATTTTCCCAAGCAAGTTTTCTGTTTGTCATTCTTCCAGTTGTAGTTACAATATCCTTAATTGAAATATAAGGTGCATCAACAAACTTGATATTTCCATCAGTATTAAGCATCAATGGATCAGGAAAACAGTTTGCAAAGGTGGTTTTACCGCTAAACGGTGCGCCATAAATCCAAATGACTTTCTTTTCAATTTTTTCAATATTTCTTCGTTCATTCTTAGGTAATAACATATAATCAATCCCTTTCTTGCAGTAATCTGCATATTCACAATAATTGCATAACCATCCAAATACTTTTGGATATTCAGTGGCTTCTAAAGTCCTTTTTGTTCTGATCAAAAATTCAATAACCTTATTTTTATCATATTCAATTTTTACAAGTGATGGTTCAACCCTGTTTAATTCATCAATAATACGATTTCTAAACTGTTGTAAAGTTTCTGTTTTCTTCTGCTTGATGTTTACTTTTGGAACAAATAAGAAGTATAAATTTCTTATCTTCTTATCAGGGTTATTTTTTTCAAAGAAGTATTTATACAAATGTAATTGATCTGAATCCATATAATTCTTAATGTTATTTGAATATTTAAAATCATAAATATCATAAACATTTGGTATTTCTGAATCATGGAATCCAGTTGCTGGGGTAAGTAAATCTATATATCCAATAAAATCTTCATCTTCAATTTTTACTTCATGTTGTCCTTTAGGAATCATTTTTGATGCCATAGGAATTACTTTTTCAAGTTTGATGATTTCATTTTCTATTTCATCACTTATCATTGTGTAATTACTTAAATACTCTTTGATTGCTTCATCAACACCCTTTTCAAGTCCAGTATGTAACGCTGTACCAAGATATAGCGCATTATCTGCATTATCAGCTGGTAACGTTAATAACTTGTTACAATAGCGCATTTGGTACTTGAATGGGCATCTTTCAAAGCATTCAATTCTGCTATGTGATATTTGCACTGAATCACCCCTTCCACAATATTTTTAAAATCTTCAAATCCTTCAGGATAAAGAATAATACCTATACCTTGGGTGATGTTTATTCTAGCAGTGTTCATTTTCTGTAAATCTGATGGCTTACCATCAGAAGCCTTCAATTCACATCCAATAAAGATTCCATTTACACACAAGAGTAAATCAGGAATGCCACTTTTTTGATAACCACCACCCCAAATTTTTGTGAACCAGCCAGTTTGTGAAACGTTCATTTCTTGTGTTTTTGTTCCAGCCTGATACACTCCAACGCTATGAAGATAACGTTCAACCTTTTTTTCAAATTGTTTTTCAGCAGCCATTGAATCACCAACTTCTTTCACTGACTTTATTTTCAATTGCAAGTTTATTGTTGGTATCTACATAACCAAGAACATAGATTTTCAACTTATCATTGAACAGTGAATCAAGATTATGATCATATGGAATTTCACTCATATAAGTTCTTTTCTTGTTATAGATCAGCATGGTTTCACCAGTTAATGATTTTTGAATTTTAAAAATCTGCATTTTCTTATGATTCATTTTCTTTACCATCATCTTTCAATTTGATTCTAATAGATGCTGATACTTTTGATGTTTTTGAATAATCATTGAACACATTTGGAAGTTCTGCTTTTAACCTCTTAGAATCAACAGTAGTTCTTTTACCTTCTTTGATATAAGCAATTTCAAGAACATCATTACTGAATTTAGTGATACCATATTCTTCCATTGCTTCTTTGACTGCTTCACGCATCTTCTTTCCATCTTCTTCCAATTGCTTCTTTTGAACTTCGATAGATTGAATAATTGAAATTGCTTTAGCAGCTTTTGAACTGAACAATTCAATAGCACTACTACCAACAATGTCTGCTGATTCACATTTACCAGGATCATCAATGAAAGAAGCATCACAACTTTCATTACATTCATTTTTTTCTTCGCAGAAGAAACAACACATTTTTTTGCCTTTAGGGCATCCATCATTTTTACAATTGATCATTTTAATTTCCTTCCTTTCCTTCTAGCATTTCTTTGTACTCTTTGGCTTTTTCCATGATTGATAATGAATAAGGTGTATTGTTAACATCTTTATCCCATAAAACTGACGCACCCCTTTCACCCATGTTGTAAGCCATCAAGACTTTATTAGGACTTTCATATTTTTCAAATAATTTTCTCAGCATGAATAGTCCACCCCTTGTGTTCTCATAAGGATCAGAAATATCATTCAACCCTAGGGTTTTCATTAGTGATTCATGATTAACCTTATTGATTTGAAATAAACCATAATCACCAGTATTACTTATAGAATTAGCATCAAATGAACTTTCCTGGTCAATAAGTGCTAACACAAAGGCATAATCAATGTTGTAACCATATGACAAGCAATAAATAAACTCTTGCAATCCTTCATCAATAGGCAAGTTAAGTGGCTTAAATCCAAGAACATATCCATCTTCCCAATCTCTTGACATTTCTTCTTTGAACTGTCTTTCATCACCATATGACAAGGTTTCTTTTGCAGTTACTTTGTGGAAAATAAATGTTCCACCAATTCCAATTGAAGTTCCTAAAATGAATGTAATCATCAATAAGATCATGATTCTATTCATCTTCTGTTTCTTCGTACTCTTTGAATAAATCATCTGTATAATCCTTCCTTTTCTTTAAATTTTCATATATCATTTCTTCAACACTACGTTTACAGGTCATTATGTAATAGAAACAAGTATTCTTTTGACCTATACGGTGTATTCTTTTCTTTGATTGCTCAAATAGTTCAGAACGTTCAGTAAGTGTGAAGTAAATTATTTTATTTGCTTTTTGAAGATTTAACCCCATTGCGCCAGCTTGATATTGTACTAGGGTAACTGAATTGGAAGAATTTTCATAAGCACTCAAACTTTTAATTTTACCATTTACTTCTGAAATTGGTCTTTCCAGTTTTTGGCAAATATTTTTTAATGCTTCCAATTCAATATTAAAGTTGTAAAATACAATCAATCTATCTTGGGTACTGTTTACTAAATCTTCAAACGCTGCAAGTTTTTCTTTACAATACGCACCGCATAATTGCCTTGCATATAATTTTTTTGTTAGTGTTGTATCACCAATAAGTTCAATTAGTTCATTCTTTTCATTAGTTAACTGAACTAAATGTTTTCGCATGAATTTCATGTATTCCTTTGTTTTTTTCAACGATATATCAATATAAATCTGTTCAGGTAAATCAATTACTTCTTCTGTTTTCATGAAGATTGCACCATGATCACGCATTTTTTGTTTTAATCTCTCAATATTTTTATATGGGTTTACCTTATCTACTATTTTTTGAGGAAATCCACCTACATCAATTGTTTGCCAATTAACATATTGAGTTTGAAAAGCACGTAATGATATATTCCAACCGAGCATATGACATTGCGACCATAAATTTTCATATTTACCTGATGTTGGTGTACCTGATAAAAGAATTACATTTTTACTATTAAGTGAAAGTATAAATTTGGTTCTTTTTGTTTTATCGTTTTGAATGATTGAAGATTCATCAAGCATTAAAGTGAAATCACGCAATTCAAGAAGTTGCTTTCTTCTAAATGCTAAATCATAATTGATAACACCAATGTATTGACAAGGATCAAGTGATTCTTGCATATATGATTGTTCAGTCCATTCATCATAGATGAAATTAGGTTCTAATGATTTTTGGGCATTCATGAATTGTTGTAACTCTTTTTTGTTTGTTAAATTAAATACGCTAATACAGTATGGAAAATCACTGTAATATTTTTTGAAATGCTCAATCCAATCTTCTATTTTCGATTTTTGACATATAAGCAAATTCATGCTCTTTTTCATTCTCATAAGTTTTTCAGCACCTACAAATGTTTTTCCAAGTCCCATATCCAAATAATAAGCACAACGTTCACATTCTTCTGTTGCTTTTAATACATCTGTTTGATGGGGCATGAAATTGATTTTATTCATCTTCATTCACATCAATTCCTGTAATCAATTTGAACTTATCTTCATCAAAATTAGGAATATTTTTAATAATATTTCTTTCATGTAAATCTAATGATTTCCACCATTCTTTGATTGCATTGGATGTGTTACGAACTTTTAGATAACCGCCATTGATTTCATAATCAGGGTTGGATTCTTTTTCTTCATCAGTCATATCATCTTCCCATATCCAATCAACAGGTGAATCATCAATACGTGATAACAGATAATAAGCATCTGAATTGCGCCATTGATTAAATGTAATATCAGTTTCTTTATCAAAGAATTTTAGTTTCTGATTAACTGT